GGCCGAAATACAGCGTCTTCCCGCGCACGTAGACCGCAAACTGCTCCAGGTGCGCCAGGTAGTTCAAGATGTCCCACTCGCTGCGCTGGTCGGTCATCGTCACATGGTCGATATCGTAGTAGGTGCCCACCAGCGTGGTTGTTGCAGTCACCTGCGGCGTCAGGCCGCGGCGCACGGCCAGGTCGGTGGCGATCTGCGAAGCCGTCTTGTTCGGCCATTTCTCGGTGGTCTTGGCATCGATGAACTCGGATGTTAGGTCACGCCCGATCAGGTCAATACGCCCGCGCACGATGTCGAACTCGACCTCGTCGACGCGGCCGTACAGCATGCTGGTGAGCTCGCTGGCGCGGTAATCGTCCGGATTGGCCGGGAAGCCTGCGAAAATCTCCACGAATGCCGTCTGCAGCTCGGAAAACCAGTTCGCATTCCGCTCTGCCGGCAGCATGTTCTTCATGAAGGTGATGCGGAAGGTGTCCGCCGCGTAGAAGTTGTTGCTCTCCACCTCCCACGATACCCAGCCTTCAATGAGCGTGTCGTTCAGCTTCACGGCGCCGCGCGGCTGGGTTGCGGCCGACAGCGCAGGAAGCGGATTCAGGCTAAGCATTCAAGACCCCATTCGGCGTTTGATTCAGCGGCGGCACCACGATGGTGTTCACGCCAGTAAGCTGCGGGTCGGTGCGCCCGTTGGCCGCGGCCAGCGAAGCCCAGCCCATCGGGTCGCCGTATTCATTGGCGGCCACACGGTACAGGTTGCCGCCGGCCTGCGTCACCGTCTTGGTACCAGAATTGATGCTGCCCAGGTTCTTGCCCATCCGGCCCAGGGTCACGTCCATCTGCTGCAGCTTCGGGATCTGGGCGGCGGCCGTGGCCTGGCTCAATATCCGCCTCACGTTCGTGGAAATCGGGTTGTTCGGCAGGATGCCGCCCAGCGTGGTCACGCTGCGCACCGTGTTGTTGACCGAGGCAAACAGCACCTGCACGCGCGCGCGCACCGCATTGAGCGGCTTCACAATGCTGTTGATCGTGCTGGTGGCCGCCTTGGCGATATCGCTCACCGTGCTGATGGCTGAATTCAGGTTGGATACCAGAGAAGACAGCGTCGGGTCGCCGATCTCGTCGGCCAGGTCGGTGATGCTCGTGGCGTCCTGGCTCACCAAGTCGTCCACGCTCGGCGCAGCGATGGCCAGAACCGCCCCGCTCTTGTCCTCCACCACTTCCAGGGTGATCTGGTACGACAGTTGGTGGAAGCGCTCAAAGTCGCATCGGAAATCACGGATGACCACTCGATAGAAAAACTCGTCCCAAATCAGGTCAAGTTCTTTGCCGGCGTCCTTCATGGTGTTCACGTACCGGGCGCGGTCGCGGGCGGTGGCTCCGAAGAATAGGCCAGACCAGCTGATCGGCATAGGGTCGGCGCCCATGGCCTGCACGTTGCGCTTCCCGCCGACAAGTTTGTGCACCACCAGGCGCTGCTCTCCGCCGAACGGAATGCGCTCAGGGATTTCGGTTCCGGAAAACTCGAAATCGCCAAGCTGGAGGACGGTGTCAGGCTTCATTGATATTCCAGAAAGTGAAACAGCCGCCCGAAGGCGGCCGCCATGGCGCGATGCTCATTACTTCGCATAGTTCAGACCGACCGGCGGCAACTGCCGGTTAAAGTCGAACCCAGAGCCGCCAGTCGGCCGCGCCATTTCCTTCGCCTGGTAGATTGAGATCGCGCTGGCCAGCTCGCGGCCATCCAGGTTGATCTTCGTTTCCACCTGCAGTGGGCGCTGCGATCCCGACGACGACAGATCGCGCTGGAAGAGGCCGACAGCCCCCTCACCGGCCTGGCTGCCGAAGCGATTGCCCAGATATCCACCGATCAAGGCGCCAGGCACCGCGCCGAAGCCGCCGAAAAGCGCGCCGATAGCGCCGCCCAGCGCCGCACCGCCCACGCCGCCAGCAACACCGCCGGCCACGCCGCCATATCCGCGCGCCTTCTGGGCTGCCGTCAGCTGGTCGTTCGTCGCGATCTGGTAGGCCCCGAGCGCTCCGTCGGCGATGGCGAACAAGCCGCCCATCTTCAGGCCGGCCAGTGCCCCACCGCCAGCGCGCGCGGCAGCGCCCACGGCGGCGGCCGCACCGCCACCTCCGCCGCCAATCCCGCCGCGTCCGGCAGCAATGCCAAGTGCACCAATGGCCAGGGTCAGCGCCCGAATGCCTGCAGCAGCCATGGTGACCACGCCGCCGATGGCCAGCGCAGCAGAGAGGGCGATGAAAGCGCCGGCCAGCAACTTGGCCTTGACCTGGTTATCGCGGATCCACTCCGCCATGCCGCGCAGCAGCGGGATCAGCGTTTCCAGCGACTTGATGACGCCAGGAAGCACCACCAGCCCGAGCTCGACCAGCAGGCTTTGATACTTGGCTTGGTAGTCAGCGAACTGCGCGTTCGGGTCCTTCTTGTACTGGTCAATCGTCTGCTGGGCGCCCATGGCATTGCGGGCAAGCCCGGCGTCACGCAGCAGCTGCACCACTTGGGTGGTCATGATGGACGCTTGCCCGGATGCGGTACGGTTCGACAGCAGATCGTTCACGATCTTGATGATCGTGCCGTTTTCCACGTCCTTGCCGTACTTTGCCTGAATCGCCGGGATGACGAACTGACGCATCGCAGTGGCCGGGTCGGCCTGCAGCATCGCCGCGAAATCTTCGTTCAGGCGCAGGCGGTTGCGTGTCTGAGGCTTTCCGCCGACCGTGCCGATGCTCTCTTGCTGAATGGTGGCCAGGCCGAGGGCCGAGATTTCCGCCATCGCTGTCTTGGTGGTGCGGCCGGCGATCAGGTTCTGATACATCGACATCATCGCGGTACCAGCGCGGGCGCCACCCTGCTCTTGCAGCAGGAGCGCCATGTTCAGCACGCCTTCGTCGGACAGGCCACGGAAGGCCGTCCCGGCTTGCTGGGAAAATTGGTCCAGGTCACGGAACTTCAGGAAGCCGCCGGAACCGGTAACCATGCGCTGTGCCAGGTCCAGGTTGCGCATGAAGCTGGCTTCATCGTGCGTCCCGCCGCGGCGGTCGATGAATTTCATCAGGGAGCGCGTTGCGCCCTCGTCGATGTGATCAATCTTGCCGCTGAAAATGGCGCTGTTTGCCTTGTTCAATGCGGCGAGCTGCGGCGCCAGCTTGCGCGCCACGTCGAAATCACCGAAGAGGCCCACCGACTCACTCAGGGTGTTCATCAGCTCTTTGGCAGATACCCCCATCACGTTGGCGCTGCGTGCGAACTGGTCAGCCTGGCGGTTGATCGTGTCGCCCAGGTTCATGGTTTTGAACTTGGTGAATGCCAGTTCATACTGGCGCGCTGCCTCCAGAGGTGCCTTAAACAGCCCCAAGCCAACTGCGCCAACACCAGCCATCAAACCGCCGGCCAGCGCCATGTTTTTGATAGACTTGAGGCGCTGCTCCAGCTTCGCGGCGTCGGCCTCGGTGCGCAAGAAGTCCTTCGATAGTGCTGCCAGTCCAAAGCTGGCGGCGTTGATCACCGAGATCTTGACGCCAATCTTGTAGGCTTCAAACACGCGAATTCCTTAAAAATTGCCACACAGGACTGCCATGGCTCGAAAATTACCTCTGCGACACCGGCTCCAGGAATACTTGGCCGAACGGCTTTCCTTTGTGCAATACCCGAATATCCGCGCTCGCGACGAATCGGGAAAACTTGCTTTCCCCTATCGTTTTGCAAATCGGATGCCATGGCACCTGCGCATTGCGCTCGCAGCGGTAGGACTGTTCACAGCCGTGTTCTTCATCGCAATAGCGCTTCTCGGCGTCTATATGCTGAAGGCCTTCATTGTCGGCATGGCCGGCGGCTAAACGTCATGGTCGTAGCCCAGATTGCCAGGGATAGCGCCACCACCCAATAGGCCGCGCACTACTGCTGTGCCCATGATTCGCTGGATTTCATCATGGTTGTGCACCACGGCCGGCCCGAGCACCGGGCGCGGCGGCTGTTTCTCTGTTCCCAGCTCGAAATAGACCAGGTTCTGGTCGTCGGACGCGACTACTGCCTCGGTCTGCCCCACTTCCTTCACGATGGAATCGCGCATAGAGCCGTCCCGGAGGCCTGGGTCGTTCGGCGTGTAGCCTTGCCGCACCCGGTCGGCCTGAGTGGATTCCGCCAACTGCGGCCAGGACGGGAATGGCCCGACTGCAGGCTGATAGCTGCCGATTTCCGCCTTGGCAGTCTTCTGGATGGCTGTTGCCACCTCGGCCAAGCCCTTGTGGGCCGCTAGCGCCAACGTGGCCTGCATGGTCAGCAGCTCTGTCGCCATGGCGCCCAGGCTTTTCAGTTCCTTCATGGCTTCACCTTGTCAAAATCGCGGGTATCGAAGTTGAACTGGCCGGCCCCCTCCTGCTCGGAGAAGATGATCTGCATGGCGGTCAATTCTGCCTTCGTCAGCTGGAAATCGGCTTGGTCGACCTGGTTGATGCCGAAAGCGGTATTGAAAGGAACCCCGTTTTTCACGAGCCAGCATCGACCGCGAAATACAGGGTCCCTGACTATTTTTTTACCTCGGCCACTTCCTGCTCTTCGCCCTGCTGTTCTTCAGCCAGTTGGCGCAGACGCTCTGCATCTGCCAGCAGCTTCTGCATGATCGCAGTGATACCCTCACGGCCAACCAGTTGGATGCGCGCCTCGATTTCCAGCGCGTTTTTCGGTGCAGGGCACTTTTCGCCGTCAATCGACAAGACCATCACG